GGAGGCGTTGCAGGGCGGTCGTCAGGCGGTCGATGTAGGTGACGACGAGTTGGTCCAGTTTTTCGCCACCGAGTCCGATGCGGTGTTTTTGGACGCATTCCTGGAGGCGGGTGCACAGGGCAACGTAGTTCAGTTTGAGGTCGTCGTGGTCCTTTTGCAGTTGATCGACATCGTTGCTGGTCATTTTGAGCGGGATGACGGTTTTGCCGATTTTGCCGTACAGTTTGCCTTTGTAGTTCATGGTCGTTAGAGTTTGAGTTCGCGTTCGATGAGGGCGCCGGGGGTGAGTTTGGCTGCTTTGGCCTTGCGCTTCAGGGCGGTGCGTTTTTTGGCGTTGCTCAGGACGATCTGGAGGACGACGGCTTTGTCTTTGGCGGCTTTCCTGGGCCGTCCGATGCGTTTGCCGGGTCCGGGGGTGCGGGGGCCACCTCGGCGTTTTGGGCCGGTGGTTGGAGAAGGGGAGAGGGGGAAACTTGAGGATGGGGAAATGGTCATGGACGATTGAGGAGGCATTTGTTGTCGGGGTAGCGCTGGCGCAAAAAAACGGACAAGCAGTTTAGCTCAAGTTTGCGAAGTTGGGCTTTGGAGAGGGTTTCGCGATAGGCTTTGTATTCGGCGAGCATGTGGACGAATTTGTCGCCGATGATTTCATCTTGCAGCCATTTGAGCAGGCGTTTGCGGGGCCGGTATTTCTGAGACTCCATGCGCAGGGCATCACGGAGGATGGGGAGCGGTTGTCCGCGCAAGGCGCGTTTGGCGTGGGAGATGTCCCATTGGAGCGAGGCGGGGATGTCGGCGGCGGTCATGGTGTGAGGAGGGTTTCGATGTCAGCGTGGGTCATGGTGTGGTAAATATTGGCGGATGTTGCTTCAGATGCTCGGCGAGTTTGTGCTCGAGCGCTTGGCGGGCTTCCAGTTGGGCTTTGGCCAGCATGAAAAGCATGACGACGCAAGCAAAGCCCTGTTGGGCAGACTGGTCCATGACTTGGCGGGTGATGGCGTCTGTGTGGTAGAGATCTTCCAACAGGGGGTGGGCGTCGACGTAGTTGTCGAGCACAAGTTCGCTGATATGAATGGTGTCCATGGTGCTAGGATTGGAGGTTTCGGCCGAGTTGGATGAGTTTGGTTTTGGCGAGCTCTAGGGTGCCGGAGTCGATGAGGCGATAGATGACGCGAAGCTCGGCGATGGTGTCCTCGCGGCTGATGACGGCCGGTTTGGGGCCTGGGGCGCCGGGGAGGCGCGGTCGGCTGTCGGCCGGGGCGGTCGCGGCGCCGGAGACGCGGCGTGGGGTGGAAAGGAAGCGGGGCATGGGGGATTGAGGTTATGGGTTACTGGTTAATGGTTCAGACCGTGGTGATGCTGATGGTGCGTTTGGCTTTGAGGAGAAACCTTTCCCAGAGGGGATTGGCTTGGGTGTCCAAGGCGGCTTCGACTTCGACCCCTACGTCCAGCCATAGGTCGCCGCGGTCGATGAGAAAGGCTATGTCGCCGCCGTCGCCGCCAGCGGAGCCACACCGTACGCACAGGCCGATGGCTTTTTCGCGCAGGGCTTCCTCAGCGGCTTGGGCTGTGGAGATGGCGAGGACATCGGGGCTGGTGGTCCATAATTCGTCGCCTTGGACGCGTAGGCGGGTGAGGTACCAATTTTTCATGAGGGTTGAGGTTGGGAGAGGTAGTCGGGGCGTTTTTGGTTGGAGCGGATGGCGTGGTGCAGGCGCTGGAGGAGAGGTTTGTCGTTGGTGCTGATGTTGAAGACGTGGGAGCGGTGGAGGAAGTTCCCCCAGACATGGACGAGCTTGTCGCGGCGGGCGGCGGCGCGGAGGTCGGGCTGGGTGAAGCCGTGGCGGTGGCTGCCGGCGGCGTAGATAAAGTTGCCGAAGGCCTCGAACTTGCGGTCCAGCGGCTCGGTGGCGAGCAGGTGGAAGAGGTCGTCGAGCGAGGCTGTGGGGTGGTGCGGGATGCCGTTGGAGTGGATCTGGGTGGGCATGGCAGGGTCAGGCTTTGGAGATTTCGGCGGTGCGGCGGTAGTGGCCGCGGTCGTCGCGGGTCCAGAGGGCGTAGCCTTCGGGGCAGAGGTCGCCGGCCTCGGCGCTGCGGTGGAGGTAGTCTTGGCTGATCAGGGTGATGGCCTCGATCTCGCTGCTGGCGAGGCAGACGGGTTGGTAGCAGGCGATTTCGCCGGGGCCGTTGTATTGCTCGACGCAGATGAGGCTGTGGCCGGTGAAGAGCGGGCGGCAGGCGGGGTGGGGTTGCAGCGGTTGGATGGTCCAGAGATCGCCGTTAGGGTCGGTTGTTTGGTAGGCGCTGGCGGCGAGGGCGTCGTCGTATTCGTCGGCGAGGACGGAGTCGCCGAAGCCGTGGGTGGGGGCGGGTGTGTTCATGGTGGGTGTTATGGGGTTATTCGAGGGTGTTGAGGAGTTCCTGGGCTTCGTTGTGCTGGCGTTTGAACTGCTCGGCGAGGCGGTGCTGGCCGGACTGGGTCAGGGTGTCCGCGTCGGCGGCGTAGGCGGCGATGGCGATGTGCAAGGCGTTGATGACGATGGCGGTTTGGGGGGTGGTGAGGGTGTGCATGGGTGGTGGGGTGGGGTTAGGTGTTAGTGGTTCTTGGTTCTTGGTTCAGACGGTCAGGCCGTGCTGCTGGAGGGTGTGTTTGGTGGCGGCGACGAGCATCTGGCGCTGGTAGAGGTCGGCGGCGGGCATGAGCTGGCCGTGGTGGAGGAGGCAGTTTTCGAGGGCGGCGGTGACGTTGGCGAGAGTGTCGAGGAGGCTGCCGGGGGTTGTCGGCAGCGTGTCGGCGATGCCGCGGGCGAGGATGGACTCGCACTGGTGCCGCACGAATCCGGGGCCGACGGGCAGGTTGTCGGTGTGGTGGCGGAGTTCGTGGACAAAGTTGCGCAGATTGTTGAGGACTTGCGTGGGGGTGTATGGGGTGGGGGTGTATGGGGCGGCGGTTTTCATGGTGGGTGTTATGGGTTAGGAGGAGTTGTTTTGATCCATTGACTGTCTTTGACCTTTTGGATCAGCTTTTTCCGAGCGAGGGCTTTTGCGGCTCCGTTGTGGACGTTGGTGCAGCGGGAATCGATGGGGTTTATTAGCCAGAAACCGAACATGCTACTGTGAAGTGTGCAGCCTTGGTCCATCGCTTTGAGTATTTCGGTGCCGGTCATGCAGTGAGGGTGGTGATCAGGGCGTCGCGGGCGGCGGCATTCTTTTGGGCGCGGCCATACATGTTGCGGGCGACGCATTCGGCCTGCCGTGGGCTGAGGGTGCCGCGCTGCACGAGTTGGATGGCGAGGCTCTGGTGGAAGTTTCCCATGTCGCAGGGTGGGGAGAACTCGGCGAAGAGTGTGCTGCAGTAGCCTGGGTGGCGGGCGGTGTAGTGTTCGAGCCAGTCCTGCGCCAGTGACGGGCCGACCAGCCACTCGATGAGGCCGAGGTGGCGTGTGAAGCGCTCGATGATGGTGGCGTGCGCGGTTTCGAAGGCGGCCTGCGCCTTGGCCTGCTGCTCGCGTTGGCGGGCTTCTCGCTCGGGGCGTTCAGCTTCCCATTTGGCAGCGGCGATGGCCAGCCTGCGCTCCTGGGCTTTGGCGCGGGTTTTGGCGTTGCGGCGGGCGGCGAGGACCGCTTTGGCTCCGGTCCAGAGACCGCCCTGGCTGCATTTCTCGACACAGTCCTCGCCGACGCCGTAGAGGTCACCGTTGCCGACGCGGACGATGCAGATGTTCAGGATGGCGGTGCCGCAGTGGGCGCAGGTGCCGAGGCCGGCTTTGAGCTTGGGCGCGTCGGCGAGCCACCCGCGCAGGTTGCCGAAGTTGCTGGCGCTGGTGGGGTCCTGGGCGGCTCCAAGGTCGTAGCAGCCAACGAAGCGGTAGGGGCCGGGTCCGAGGGTTTCGTAGAAGGGGTGGAGCGCGGTGGTGGTGGGTGGGGGGGCGAGGGTGGTCATGGTGGGTGGGGGTGGGTTAGCGGATGCCTGCGGCGTATTCGGCATCGTGGATTTCATCGAAGGGAACAGCGAGCCATTGAGGGTCGTCGTCTTGAGTTAGATATTCGATTCTGGTCGGTATGTAGCTGTTGGGGCCGTTGCTTCTGCGGACTCGGCGCTGGAATTTGCTGGCGGCGATGACTGCCGTGCGTAGCGACCGATGGCTGCTGACGATTCGGCGGTTGAAGGTGTCGAAGATGCGGTGGGTGTGTGTGCTCATGGTGTGTGTGGTGAGGGTTTTGTTGCGACAGTAGTATCGGGGTCTTTAGCTTTTAGTCCACAGGATAAGCAAAGATTTTTCAGGGAGGGAGCGCAACAAGGGGTGGCTTGTTGCGCTCTTGCGCGGCGGGTGAGTCTGACGGGTCCGACGTTTCGGACGGGTCGGGGTGGTATGAAAAACCCGCCCACGGGGATCAGTCCGGGGCGGGTTGTTCGGGCGACTCATGAGCGCGGGTGGGGGTAGATCCAGCCCGTTGCCGTCTTGCAATGGTGTCAGTGTGACATGGGGTGTGGATTTGTCAAGGTGGGGGTGGGTTACTGGTTGCGGGCGCGGGTGATGATGACCGGGGCGCGGGCGAGGATGCGCTGGTAGAGTTGGAGGGTCTGCTCGTAGTTCTGGCGGGCCTCGGGGGGCAGGCTGGCGCGGAAGCGCTGGCGGGCGTCGGCGGCGGTGATGCCGGTGCCGTCCTTCCGGTGGCCGCCGCCGATGACCTGGGCGGGGTCGATGATTTTGAGGACCTTCTCGATGTCCTTCGGTGTGGCGAGGCTGATGCCGAGTTCGCGCAGCTTTTCGGCGAGCACCTTGACGCGGGCGAGATCCGGCTCCGGCTGGGCCAGGGCGGCCACCAGGGCGCGTTTGGCGCGGCTTTCGCGGGTGGTGCCGTAGTCGTAGCCCTGGGTGCTCTGGATGCCCTGGGAGACGCGGAAATCGTCGGCGAGGCGGTAGAGGTTCGGTTCGGCGGACTTGACGTTGAGGCCGAAGAACGAGCGCAGCCAGGTCTGGGTGGGGTCGTAGGTCTGGAGCGTCTTGTTGGTCTGGACCTCCCCTGCCCTGCTCAGCGGACCTGCGCCGATGAGGTCGGGCGCCAGCGGCGGGAGCATGACGCCAGCGGCGTGGCCAGTGTAGGCGCGGAGTTGTTCGCCCGTCGTCATGTCAGCCTCGACGATGTGGCGGCCGGAGAATGTGTCGCGGTTGGTGGCCCAGGAGTAGGCGAGGCCCATGACGGGGCCGGCGGAGAGGAGCTTGCGCCAGGCGGTCTGGAACGCGGATTCTTTCTCTTCCAGCGGGACGATGCGGGAGCCGAGGAGGTCGGCGAAGGGCATGGTGCTGGAGATGTCCCACTGCTGCACCTGGCCCTGGCTGCTGCGCATGGGCAGCAGGATGGAGAACAGGTGGGCATTGCCAAGGCCGAGGATGCCGAGTCCGCGTCCGGCGAGGTCTTTTTCGATCTCTTCGCGGTCGCGGTCGTCGAGGCCGAGGAGCATGGCGGAGAGCGAGGACAAAGCGGCGGGGAATGCCAGGGCGGCGGTGAGCGCCAGCGGGCGCTCGTGGGCGGCGGTGAGCAGGATGCGGGTGGACTCGCGGAAGAACGAAAAGAACGGGTTAATGAAGCGACCGATGGCCTTCGTGGTGCCACTGGAGCCGAGGCGGTCGTAGTAGGGGAACCACTTTCTGACCTCAGCCGCTGCGCGGCTTTGGAGTTCCAAGTTTGAAGTTTCAGGTTTCAAGTTTTTGAACTGGCTCTTGTAGCGCAGGTAAGCGGCGATCTTGTAGAAGTCGTCAGGGACTCGTCGGATGTCGGAGAGCCATTCGTTGGTGCCGTGGAAAGCCGACCCGAAGCCCATCAGCGTGCGCTGCAGGCGGCCGGGATTGAAATCCTCGATGGTCTTGGTGTCGGGTAGGAGGCCTTTCAGGCGCTCCTTGACCTGGGTGGAGTAGGCGTCACCACCGAGGACCTGCTGTTCGAGCAGTTCGGCGAAGGTGGTGCCATCCTGGGACTGGCCTTCGCGGAGGATCTGGATCGCGTCGCGGTAGTGCTGCCAGTTGCCGGGGTTCCAGATGGAATTGCCGCCGAGGTAGGCGAACACGGTGTTGCCGATGGCGTCGCGGATATGGGAGCCGGGGTTCCAGACGAGCTTGGCGGCTTTCCATTTGCGCAGGAGGCCGTCGTAGGCGCGGAGGGCGGCGTTTGGCACGTCCACGAGGTCAAGGATCTGGCGGGCGATGTCCTCGCGCAGGTATTTACCGGCGAGGGGTCCGAAGCGGGGGCTGTCGGGAATGAGGGTGAAGCCGGCGGTGTCCACGTCGGTGGTCCATTCTGGGTTCGCCGCGGTGGAGCGCATGAGTTCCATGGTGGCGGCGTTGTGCGACTGGCCGAGGACGTAGCGGGCGACCGCATAGACGGGGTCTTTGACGAGCTTTTCGGGGGTGAAGGGATCGACCGTCTGGAAGCGCTGCTGGGCCTGGTAGCTCAGGTCCTTGATCATGCGACGCAGGACCGGGGAGAGCGCTTCTTTGGCGGCGAAGTCGTCGAGGGTGAGCTTGCGGATCTGGTCGCGCACGGCGGCGCGGTCGTTGCGGCCCATGGGGGTGAGCATCGCCTTCACCTCCGGCGACTCGTCGCGAAGCTGGGTCAGGATGTGCTGGCGGAGGAAGGTCTGGAACCAGGCGTCGCGCTGGGCTTTGTCGCGGAAGCGCCAGCGGTTGCGCTTGCCGCCTTCCTCGCGGTTCACGGTGACGTATTGGCCGGTGCGGTCGCGGCGGGAGGTATCGACGACGTGGTAGGCGGTGGAGCGCTGCTGGAGGAGATCGCGGACGCCAAGCTTGAAGGCTTTCAGGAAGGAACCGCCGGCGGCGAGGGCTTCGTCCTCGGTGTAGCGGGGCATCCAGCCGTTGGCCTGGAGTTCCTCGAAGGTGTCCGGGTTCATGAGGCCCTGTTTCACGAGTTCCTCACCGGTCTGGCGCAGCATGGTGCGGAGGCGCTCGGCGAGGCGCTGGAGCGGCTCGGGGAGGCTGGACAGGGGGAGTTTGCCCTCCATGGCGTCGAACATCTGCATGCGCCATTTGGGGTCCTGGGAGAACTCCGGCGGGTAGGCGAGGTCGGAGAGGCGGGCTTTGTCGCTGAGGGCGCGGATGAGGTCGTTGGCCTGCTCGGCACCGAAGGCGGCCTTGCGGTCCATTTCGTGCTTCAGGGCAAGCCATTCGCGGGGCATGAGGGCGTTTGGCAGGAGCTGGTCGATGAAGCCCTTCACGGTGGGTGCGGCTCCTTCGGTCTGGTTCAGCCAGGCGAGGGCGGCGGCTTTGGCGGAGTTCACCTTGGGCGCGGCGACGCGGTCGAGGGCGGCGGAGAGGCGTTTGTCGAGGTTGTTGGAGCCGAGGGTGGCGAGCGGCGCTTCGAGGCCGGTGAGGCGGGCGATGGAGGCCGCGGCGGTGGAGGTGGTTTGGGCGGCGCGGGAAACGGTGGAGCTGAGGGCGGAGAGGGGGCGGGGGGAGGCGAAGAGGGCGAGTTCGAGCTGCTGGTCGCGTTTGCCGTCCAAGGTGGGGAGTCCCATCGAGACGCGGATGGCGTTGATTTCCTTGGTGGCCGGTTCGTAGGCCCCGAGTTGGTCGGGCGAGATGATCGTGTCGTCGAGGGCGATGTCGTAAAGTTCGTTGATGCTGGGAGCGCGACCGAGTTCGGGGAATTGCTGCGCACCGAGGTCGTTGCCGTGGACATTCAACTGGTCGAGCATGCGCTCGAGTTTCGGCAGGTTTTTATCCGGGCCGAAGGCGAGGTAAGTGCCATCGACGGTGGAGGCTCCGACGATTTGGGCGATGCCGGCGATGCGGTCGTTGGTATTCACGCGGCCCATGTGGACGGGGATAGACCGGCGGTGGGCCTCCATGAAGATTCCGGCCCAGGCCGCCCGCTTTGCCGGGGCGATCTGGCCGGTTTTCCATTCGGTGGATCCGCCGATGAAGAGCACGTCGATGTCATCCCATGGGATGCGGGCGCGGATGTCCTCGAGGCCATCCTGCGCGGCGAGGGCGACGGGCAGTTGTTTGTCGTGGATGAAGCGCGCCCATTCCGGGAAACGGTCGAGCGTGGCGGCGGCGTCTCCCACGACGTCTGGAGCGACGACGAAGAGTGTTTTGGCGCGCACCGCTGGTGTGGCGGCCACACGGTCGACGAGTTGTTTGAAGGCCGCCGGGTCGAAGGGCGTGGCTTTCGAGAAGACGCCGTTGTCGATGGCGACGAATGGGTAGTCGGTCGTGTGGGCGAGGTAACTGGGGATCAGTGGCGTGATGAGGAGCCCGATGTCGCCCCGCTCTTTGGCGCGGGCGGCGATGGTGGCGTTGTGCTTGCCGCTGATATAGCCTGTCTGCAGCGATTCGGGATCGCCTTTGCCGGGGACATTCTGCCAGGCCTGGAGGCGTTGAGCGCGGGGGGAGGCGGCCAGACTGGGAGAAGAGGAGAGGGGTTGGCCGTTGCGCTCGATGATCTTGACGAGTTTGTCGTCGAAGAGGACGTAGTTGTAGGTTTGCAGCTTGGCCATGGCGGCGCGAGCGGCTTCCTCGGTGGGTTCTTTGGCAACCAGTTTGCCCGTACTGGTCAGCACTTCCCACGCGTGGCTGGTTTTCTCGATGCGGTAGCGGCTGGCGGCGTCGGTGTAGCGGATGCCTTTGATGCCGGCCTTGGCTAGAGCCTCAGACACCTTTTGCGGTGTCATGCCCTTTTGTTGGGAGGCATCACGGTAGGTGCTGCCGATGTCCTGGTAGGCGTAATTGTGATCGAGTTCCTTGCGGCCTTGCTCCGCTTCCTCGCGGGTCGCGTAGTCGTTCATGGTCGAGTAGCCTTTGGTATTGAGCACGAGCCAAGGAAATTCTGTGCTGGTCATCGAGCGGCGATATTCAGGCAGTCGGCCATCGACGACTTGGTGTCCAATCACGGGCAGCAGGGCGTCCATGAAGCGCTGCTGGATTTCTTGGGGGTGGTTGATGAGGTCGTCATTCCAATCGAGAAACTCAGCCGGGTCACCAAGGAGTTCGACGGTGTAAAGGTTGCCGCGGCGTTTGTTAGCCTCGGGCACGACTTTGCCGGAGTTCAGGAGGTCGAGGGCGGCCTGGGCGAGGCGGACGCGGGAGGAAGTGTCCAGAACCATAGGGTCCGCCGAGGTCCTGCCACTGTCGAGGAGGCGGTCATATTCCTCGGACTGGACGTTGAGTTGTGCTTCATACTCGGACTTCAATCGAGCAGGCGCGTCGGCGAACGTGGCGGCATACCAGCCAAGGCGGCTCCAGATGTCGTTGAAGGCTTTGGCGTCTATGGAGAACGATTCCTCGCCGGGTTTCCATCCGACGGCGCGGGCGGTCCAACGGCCTTCGAGGGAGTCGTAGGGGGTGGTGTCGATGGCGTTGTCAGTGATGCGGCTCAACGCGTCGGTGACCTCCTGGATGCGGTAGCTCTCGACCTGTTCCTGCGCGAGCAAGTTGCGGATCGTGTCTTTGGCACGTTTGGAGGCGGCGTCGAAGCTGTAGCCGTAGGTGGTGCTGTCGTGGTAGAACTGGTCCACGGCGTGCTCGAAGTAGCGCACGGCAGCGCGAGGCCAGTCCTGGCCGACATGGGCGATGGCCCATTTTTTGAATGCCTCGGGTCCTTCGCGCTGGAAGAACTCTTTGTCGCCAATGCGGAAAATGGGATAGCTGAGGGCCTTGCGGTATTGCTCGGCGACCTTCATGGCCTCGGCGAAGTAGAGGCCCCAGCCATAGACCTGGGCACCTTCGCCGGAGCCGATTTTGGCGGTGGAGAAGCCTGACTCGAGCGGGATGTCGTGCGGGGTGCCGTGGTGGGCGCGGATGCTGGCGGGCAGGAGGTGCAGGCCAGGGCCGGTGAGGTGGTAGCCGTCCGGGAGGGTGTGGGTGGTCGCTGGGCGGGCAGCGGCGGCTGCGGTCAGAGGGACCGGATTGACTTTGCTGACATCATTGACGGGGATGTCGGAGGGTTTGGCGGGGCGGGTGTGGTTGCCGTGGGTGAGCCAGTGTTTGAGGCCGGCGACGGTGGTGGGGACGGCGGACTGGAGGCCTTTCCAGCCGGGTTCGTAGGCGGCGAGGTAGCCGCGGGCGGCGGAGGCGGCGTCCGGGAAGCCGAGCATGATTTTGTGCTCGTCGAACTGGGCGGCTGCGCCAGTTTCAAGTTTCAGGTTTGAAGTTTCAAGTTTCCGCTGGTTGATGATGAGGACGTGGTCGGAGTCGGGGTTTGGCCCCATGAAGAAGTCGATGTGGTCTTTGTCCTTGCCGGTGGTGCCTTTGATGTAGCCGTAGTGGTGCGGCAGCGTGACGGACCATTCGCGGCCATCTTTGCTGCGGCCGGTGCGCTCGGTGCCGCGTGGGTTTTCGAGGGTGAGGTCGAGGCCGTTCCAGCGCAGGTGGCCTTTCTGGTAGTTGCCGGCGTCCTGCTGGGCTGGGGTGGGATTGGGTTCGACTTGGGCGGCTGCCTGCTCGACGCGCTGGGCGGCGGGGAGGGGCGAAGACGGGGAGACTAGGAGACTGGGAGACGGGGCGACTTCGGAAAGTGAGCCGAGGCTGGTGACGATGACGTCAATGGGGAAGAGTTCTTTCCCTTTGACGAGGATGTTGCCAGTGTGGGCGTCGCGAATGATGGCGCCGGTCGGGGGGTGGCGATAGACGATGGTGTCGTCGCCGGGGCCGTCGATGCGGACCCAGCCTTTGGCCTCCATGAGGCTTTGGAGGCGCTTGTCATCCTTGAGTTCGATGCCTTCGACGAAGGGCTGAACGGTCCAGATGACGCCGTTGCCACGCGTGTTGCGTGAGACGCCGATCATGCGCGTCTGGATGCCGGGGAATGCGGTGTTGTAGCTCTGGAGGCGCTGGAGGTATTGAGCCGGAGAGCGGCCTTGGAAGCCGTAGCTGTCGAGGATGGTGCTGCGGATGACGATCAGATGGCGTTTTTCGCCAGTGATGTAAACATCGTGCTCGGTGCCGCCGCCGGCGTCGCCAAGGTAGGCGATGATTTTTTCGACTTGGGCGTTGTCCCAGAAGAATCCTTCAGCACTGGCGCGTTCGATCAGCTTTGCTTCTTCGTAGGCAAGGTCGGAGAGGTCTGCGCGTTCGGTGTAGGGCGGAATTGATCGCCCGGTACGCGTGTAAGTTTCCGGTTTTTCTGATTCGCTCGAAACAAGGCCAACGCCTGTTCCTTTGAAAGCGTCTGCTTGGGCGAGCCCTTGAATAAGCCGAGATTCTCCATGCTTCCAAGCTACACCCTGCGGGGCTAGAAAGCCACTGGTTTGTCGCGAGTTGCGGCGATTTGAAGCGGCGAGCGCGGACGGAGCCAGTGTCATGTCCGTGACGACGATGCCGGAGGCGTTGCGAAGCTGGAAGGGGCCTGCGGCGGCGACGGTGGCGGCGGACTCCGGCGGGGAGAGATAGACCGTGCCGGCGTCGTCGGCGGCCTTGACGGCCGCCATGAAGGCGTCCGGGGTGAGGCGTGGGTCGAGGAGGCGGGCCTGGGCGAAGACGGCGCGGATCGGCAGCCATTGGCTGCTCTGGCCGCGTGCTGCGGCGGTGTAGGCGGCGTTTAGCAGACTTGGAGACGGGGAGACAGGGAGACGGGGAGACGGCGCGAAGAGGGCGTTTGGGGCGGTGGCGGTGGGTGCCAGGGCGCGGTCGAGCGGGAAGCGTGTGGCGGCGAAGAGGGGCTGGCCGCGGGAGACGCTCTCGCGCATCTGGGGGGTGATGGTGATGCGCCAGATGGGGGTGGTGCCTTGGCGTGGGGTGGCCACGCCTTCGCCCACAATGGGCTGGAGTTCGCGCCAGAACTTGCTCATTTCGACTTTCCAGGCGATCTCGACGGCGGACTGGGCCGATGCGGCGGAGCGCCACCAGCCGGAGGAAGTCTGACCGGGGAAAACGTCATTGGGGGCCATCCAGTTGGTTTCGCCTTCAGATGACACCATTTGCAGACCGTTGGCATCGATGATGACAACCACGGATTCCGGCTGGCCGTCCACATTGATGGTGGTTTCCGCAAATAGAGGCCGGTCACCATTGGCGAAAGCCTCAGCGCCAGCGAATGTTTCCCAGTCGCTGCCTGAGATGGGTTTAAATTCGGGGGTGGACAGCGTGGTGCTGGTGTTGATCTCAGACTGCTCCACCTTGCCGCCCCACTGCTTGACGTATTTGCCGAACTCTTTGACGAGGATGTCGTCGTAGAACTTGCGCATGCCTTCGCCACCGACGCGGAGGTCGAGGCCGGAGAGTTCGTGCTGTGCGCCACCGAGGGCGTCAATGATGCGGGTGGGGTTGTTGAGCAGGCGTTCGGCGATGTCCTTGCCTACATGGTCGGCGAGTTTCTCGGGCGGCACTGTTTGGTCGATCACGTTCGTGCCGCCTTTGTCGGCGAGCAGTCGTTGGTGTCCCGGGATGTAACGAATTCGGTCCACCTGCTTGCTGAGGTCGTAGCGGTCGGCTTGGGTGTCGCCGGTGGTCCAGCCGATCCAGGCTTTGCCGGCTTCGACGGCGTCGCGCAGGGCACGCTTGAAAAGCATCAGGGGCCAGGCGGTGCGGTAGGGGGCGTCGGGGATGCCGGTATCACTTCCTCCTTCGTATTTCAGTGCTGCTTTGATAGCATCCTCTTGTGTTTCTGCCCAGCCTGCATCGCGTCCTTGTGCGTCATAAACGCTCCATCCCCCTGCGTTTTCTTTGAGGGTGAAAGCGGTCGGAAGCCCATTAGCCTGTCGGTCCCCCCGATAGCCCTTGTCCCGTCCAAGCTGGTGCCATTTGGACTGGAATTCTTCGACGAAGAGGCCGGGGGAGCCGTCGAGGGTGCGGTCGTTGGCGCGATACCAGGCGAGGGCGTCGAGGTCGCCGTAGTGGGTGGTGTCTTCGGGGTAGTTGGGGGAGACGCGTGGAGGCGTTTTGTAGTAGGGGTTGTTGCTCGGGTGGAGGGTGGCGTTTTGGATGAACAATTGTCGAAGCCGCTCGGTTGTGACGGCGTCTTCGGAGGCGTCCTGGGGGATGTCGTCGAAAATATGCGTGCGATACCATTGGATCAATTCGCGGCGCGACATGGAGTTGGCGCGGTCCTCATGGGTCGGCTCAGGTGGTAACGACTGATTCCAGGTGATGACGACTTCTTGGGGATTGGTGCCGCCGGGGAGTTGCCATTGGGTGTTGCGGGTTTCTGCGGTGCTTTTGCGAGCGTTGTGCCGGCGATGGAAGATGGCGATGCGTTCGGCTTCTTGCTCAGGGGTGGGGTCCGAAATGCGGACTAGTTCACGGTAGCGCTTTTCATCGTTGGCGGGGATGAGGGGTCCGCCGAGCTGCGTGACGCTGAACTTCACGGCCCCTTGGGTGCGGAGGTAGTCGAGGAGGGCGGACTGGGCGATGGGGCCGGTTTTGGCTTGTTCCTGGAGCCAGGGGAGGAGGCCGGACCATTTGATTTCATCGGTCTTGACGCCGTTATTTTCGAGGAGGGCTTTGACGCTGGCGGGAGAGTTGCCTTTGGCGGGGAGTTTGTCGGTGATGACCTGCTCGAGTTTGGAGTAGAAGCCGGGCTCGACTTCGCGGGGCGCTGCCGCGAGACGGGGAGAGGTGCGGGCAGAAGTGCCCGCATCACTTGGGGTGCGTGCTGAGGCTGGGAGGGGGGCGAGGGGTTTTTGGCCGGGGCGGGTGGTGCGGAGGAGGACGACCCAGTCGTCGGGCATGCCTTTGACATAGACGCTGTCGTAGCCGGACTCCATGAGGAGCTTGGTCAGGATGTCGCCGGCGAGCTGGGCGTCCCAGCGGCCTTTGCCGAGGTTGTGGGCGTGCTGGGCGGCGTATTTGCTGGCCTGGAGCCAGGGGGTGTCCTTGGCGGGGTCGATGGGCTGGTCGAGGTCCTCGGACTCGTTGAGGAGGTAGAGATCGTCGCCGGTGACGAGGAAGGGGCGGTGCGGTTCAGGGAACTGGACGCGGCGTACATGGCCGAACGGCTCGGCTTCGTCGCGACTGCGCATGAGGTAGATGCCATTGCCTTCGGTGTTGCCGTAGCCGGTGCGTTCGCCGGGTGTGGGTTCGCCACGGTAGCCGTAGAGTGAATTGGCGTAGCCGAGTGCGGCTGCCCATTCATCGAAGAGTTCAGGGCGCGGCGTGGGCGCGGGCAGCGTGGGCTTCTTGAGTCCGGGGAAGGTGGGTCCTTTTTTGCGGGATGATGCGGCGAGGGGCTGGCCGGTGGCGGGGTGGATGCGGCGGGAGGCTTGGAGTGCCTCGGGGCGGGTGTTGCCGTTGATATCGCGGTAGAACTGGCGTTGGCGCTCGATCTCGGCGCGTTCGAGTTCGTCGAGGGTGATGGCGTCCTCGGTGTCGTCGATGCCGCCGGCGGCCATCATCTCGGCATCACGCTCGTCAGCGGATCTCCATCCGGCGTCGAGTTCAGCGGCGACTTGGGCGCTTTGGGTGAAGTCCCAGTCGGGACCGCCGGACATGGTGGCGTCTAGGACTGGGGTGCGGGGATCGGTTTTTTTGCCGTCGCTGCCAGGCACCGGTCCAGCACTTGGGCTAGGTCCGTTGGTATGGGTTGGTCCACGGAGTGATTGAGCAGCTTCGAGGCTTCCTCCTGTGTGAGGACTTGGCGTTCGACGAGGTTGTGCTGCGCGATCAAGTCCTTCCAGTAACCGCCGTGGGCCTGTCCGATAGTCAAGTCCTGCTGAGGTGTCTGTTCCATATTTGGGTGCTCCTGTGGTGGGATTAACGACTCCTTTTCGCAGGATAGCAAGGTATTCTGGCCGCTCGGTGGACCAAAGAACGCCCTTGCCATCCGGGTGGCGCATGAAGCCGTCCGGCACGGGACGGGTGCGGTGGGCGTAACCAAACCAGTGACCGGCATCACCGAACTCCGCGAGGAGGCCGTTGATGAGGTCGGGGTTCATGTTGTTGGTGGCGATGACGGTGCCGCCGGCGTCGAGGACGGCACGATAGACGGGGAGTTTCTGCGTGAGCAGTTTTTTGGGGTCTTTGCCGATGAAGTCGGTGATTTTGCCGGCATTGAACATGTCCGGATGCGTGTCGATGTCTTTGTATTGGTCCTGGGTTTTTTCGGCGTAGAGGTCGGCGTAGTTGGAGTCTTCCAGCAGCGTCACGCGTTTGCCTTGCTGGGCGAAGGCAGTGGCGCGCTCGAAGGTCTGGACGTCATTCCATGGGAGGATTTTGACATTAGGGCGCTGGAGAAGTGCGACGAGGTTGGGGAGTTGCGCTGCGGCACCAGGGGAGAGCTTGCGGACGATGCGTTTTTTCGACTTGGTGTAAAACACACGCACGAGGGCCTCGCCGGCGTCGGTTTGGGGTTTGTGGTTGATGTCGCTCAGTATGGCTTGAATGTCCGCCAGGGCGGCGGCATCGCCACGCTGGAGGGTGGTGTAGATGAGATTGCGGTCTGGCTCGAACTCCTGGCTGGAGGCGATGAAGACGGGCTTCGTGGTGCGCAGGAGAGGTTCCAGGTTCTGGAGATAGACGAGGCCGCCACCGTAGGGCTCGATGTAGATGTCGGTGTGGTCGTCGAGCTGTGGATCGGCGATGCGGAGGGCTTTGTTGATGTGGCCGGTCCAGTTGGATTTGTCGCCTGCGAGCGGGAGGAAGCGGACGCCGGGGGCGTGACCGGTGCCGATCGATGGCAAGGCCACAGACCGGATGGCGACGTGGGGCTGGCCGTCGATGGCGAGCATGAGTCCACGTCCACGCATGATGTGGGGCACGGTGTCGCCGTCCTGGTTCTGCGTCTCCATGACCTCGACGCCGGGAGCGAGAGGGCCGTACAGCTCGTCGATGGCTTGGAGGCGTTGCAGTTCGGTGGAACCGCGATTCTGCACCTTGTCTTCTGAGTCGCCAGATTCGTCTTCATCCTCCTCTTCGTGTTCTGCGATTGGGTTGCCGAGCAGGTCGGTAGGGGGGACGGGTTTAGCTTGCTTGGCGAGTTTGACGGTGGGGATGCCGAGGGACTCGGGGGTGATGGATTCGTCGCGGGCGGCGATGTCGGGCGGCATTTCGCCGAAGCGGCGCTCGATCTTCGGGCTGCCGTAAGGGCGCAGGGCGTCGGCCTCTTCGGCGCGGGTGATCTCAGGAAAGTCTTTTTCGTTTAGGATGGTGTTCCAGGCGCTGCGCAGGTGCGGGGTCTTGAGGACCGGGAAGGCCTCGGGGACGGTTTTGGCGGCGAAGTCGAGGAAAGCCGGGAAGCTGCGGATGTTTTTGTTCCAGGCGGTGTCGGCGAACTGGGAGGCGGCGTTGCGGAAGCGGGGGGAGGCGGGGAGGGGCTGGGGGTCGAGAGAGAGTTCGGTCTGCCGTTCAATGGCGGTGTTTTCGAGTTCGCGGCGTTGAGCGGGAGTTAGGCGACCGGTGTGGAACTCGGCATGCAGCAGCATGGAGTGGGCCACGCGCACGAAGCCCGCTTGATGCATGGCGTCGTAACTGTGCAGAATGTGGGGTTTTGGCGGGAAGACCTCGCGATGCTCCTGCACATTGATCCATTCCGCTCTTGGGGTGAGCCAGGCACGAGGACCACGCATGCGGGATTCCAACAGGTTGGAGCGCAGGACATCGTCGCGGAGTTTTTCCAGTTGGCGAGGGGAGGCGGAGAGAAGGTCGCCGGTTTCGTCGTCGTATTTTTTGCCGTAGTAGCGTTCGGCGTGGGGGTCGTAGGCGATGTTGTCGGGGTCGATGCCGCGAGTGAGGGCGGTGTCGAACATGACGCGCTGGATGCGGCGGGTGAGGGGACCGTAGAACTCGACGCCGAGGGTGCGCTCGCCACGGGAGTTGGTTTCGGTCACGACGCGAGCCCAGCCATCCACCATGGCGGGGCCGTAGCCCCATTGGTGGATCATCGGCGCGGCCATGAAGTGGGGTTCCATGCCGAGATTGATCCACTTCTGGGTGCGCGGGTGGAACCAGGCGTTGCCGCCCTGGTAGGCATCATCCAGGCGGTTGGATGCCAGTTCTTCGCGAACGGTGGCGATTTCCTCGGGGGTGAAACGGTGGGAGGCGGGGAGTTTACCGTGGATTAAGTCCTGTGTTTTGAGGCTGGACTCAGTGTCACTGGTGAGGATGTTTTTATGGCGCGGGGATGAATAGCCTCGGCGTTCAAATTCGGCGGCCACCGCTTCCTGTTCGAGTTCGGTTGGGGTTTTCCACCAGAACACGGTGCCTTCTGCTGCGACATAACGGAAGGTGTTTTGGGCGTGTTTTGTCTCTGAGTGACGGAGTTTGCTGAGTTGGCCGAATTTAAGAGAGACAGAACCATTGTCATTCACATAGCCGATGGCTCCCATGCGGTCGGAGGCGGAGAGCATGCCGGCCTCGCGCATGGCGGCGAGGAGTTCGTCGCGGGCGGCGATGACGTCGGGGTCGTTTTGGAGATCGCTCAGCGAGGGTTGAGCGACGGTTGAGCGAGTCGCTGGCGAGTCGCTGAGCGACTCGTCACCGATGGCACGGAGGCGGATGGTTTGGTCAGGCTCAATGGCTTGGGGGCCGTAGCGGTCGCTGTCGAGGGCGACGGTGCCTTCCTCGGCATCGATGTCGGTGACGGTGAGCCATTCGGAGCCGATCTGGATTTCGTCGCCGGTTTGGACGCGGGCGGCGAGGGTGCGGCCAGTGAAGGGCTGGCCGGGGGCACCTTCGGCGACGGCACGGAAGTCTCCGCCCTGCTGGATGGCCTGCTTTTCGGCTTGGACGACGGGGTCAGGGGCGGCATCGCGGGCGGTGAGGCGGGTGGCGATGGCGTCCATGATGGCGCGGCCGAGTTCCTCGCCACTGGTGATCGGGAACTGCTGGTACTCGGACTCATTGAGCTCGGCGGCGGCCTCGTCGATGGAGCGACCGCCGGTTTGCGAGACCACATGCATGTCGATCCACGCGAGGCGGGCCTTCGCGTCGGTGATGTCGCCAGCCTTGGCGAGGCGGTTGGCCTCGCGGGGTTTCATCTTGGACATGGCGGCGTCGGCTTTGAGTTCGCGATACCAGGCCCAGCCGTCGCTGTTGTCCGGCGGGCCGAGGTGGCGGATGCCCTGCGCCTTCATGCCGCTGATGATGTCGCCACCGACGGGAGCGGGCAGCGTGGCCTCGCTGGTGTCCGTGATCGCGCCAGCGAAGGCGTGGAACGGGGTGGGGCGGTAAACCTCGACCGGATCCGCTTTTTTCGCGCCGTCAATGACGGCGCGGTGGTAGTCGGCGAGTTTTTGCTCGATGGCCTCCTTGGTAGCGCCTGACTCGTCGATGAGGCGGGCACGGAGGGACTGGATGCGTTCGGTGGCCTTCCGGCGCTCGGCGGCGGTGGTTGTCTCGCGCAGCAGGGACTCGCGGTCGAGTTGGTAGTTGAACGCGTCGAGATCGTCCTGGGACGCGAACTCGGCGGGCAGCGACAGTTTGCCACCGAGGGGGATGCGGGCCTTTGGCGAGGGGCGTGCGGCGGGTGCGCGGGCTGCCGGGGGTGCCTCCACAGGGGTGGTTTCGTCTCGCGCCTCCACGCGTGTGTGTGTGGGTGAGGCGGTGGGTGTGGGGGATGGACTATCCTGCTTTTTCTCTGCGGAGACGGGGCGTTCGGTGGTCGGGGCGGGCTGGGCGGGCAGGCCCAGGGTGGCGCGGCGCTCGGACTCGCTGTGCGGGATGGCGGCAGCCACGTTTGGCATGGTGAGGGCCAGGTCGGCCAGCGCGCTGTCGCGGATGATGAGGTGCTCCCATCCGCGGTGCCACTGGACGTAGGCGGGTTTCGAGTCGTCCGGGGCGGTCTGCCACTCGACGGGCTGCTGGCGCACGTAGTCGAGTTCGTCGAGCGCAAGCTGGCGCTCGGCGCTGCCGTCCAGGGTGTATTCCACGGCCAGGAGGGCGGACTTCAGGCGGCTGAGGGTGTAGTAGTAGCCACCGTCCGTGGCGGTGTCCACACCGATGCCAAGGGCGGCGAGCATGCGCTTCTCCGACTCTCCCATGAGGCGCAGGTCGGCGGCGCCACGGCGGCGGCCGATCTGACCGGTGCCAAGGAGGAACATGAGAGACTCCTTCTCGACGTTGCGGCCGTTCTGGCGGGCCTGCTCGATCTCGCGCAGGGCGTTGTCGCGCAGGAAGAACTTGGCGCGGTTTTCGGCGATCACCTTGCGGCGCTCGGCCTCGCGGCGCTCCTGTTCCTCGAGCTTGTATTTGGCCGTGACGAGGTTGTCGATTTTGTTGCGCTTCGCGAATGCCTCGATCTCGGCATCGCGTTTGGCCAGAGCTTCTTCGACCTCGGCGATGCGCTGGCGGCGGTCGGCCATGTCGGCGACCATGGCGTCGATGGCCTGCGGGTTGACGTAGGCAGGGCGGCTGGCGCCGGGGCGCGGCGCCTCAGTGATGGCCAGCGGCGTGCGCGGCACGGGGCGCGATTGAGGCGCCGTGTTGACTGCTGGCGCGGGCGGTGGTGGCGGGGTGCTGGTGACGGCGGCAGCGACCTGGCGTGCCAGTGTCGCAGGGGTGATGGTCTGGCTTTGCGCGAACTGGGCGCCGGCGAGATCGGCGCTGGCGCGGAGCAGGCGGGCGTGCAGGCTGGCGAGGGTCTTGCGGGCGGCCTCGGGCTGCTGTTTGAGCAGGGCGAGGAGGTCGGCAGGCGGGGCCTCGGTGCGCTGGGTGAGGCGGGAAACGAGGCGGGAGAGGAGATTCGTGGAGCGGGTAGATGCAGGGAGATACCCACGTTGCGAGTCAGCGGTGCTGCTCGTAGTGCCTGGCGCTTCTCCGGCAGGTCGGCCTCTCTCTCCCTGCATCGTTCCTGCCGCCATTTTTGCTGCCGACATGAGTGTATCGGCGGTGTTTTGCGCATTTTCGGGGCTTTCCCCCAATTCTTCGGTCAATTCACGCACAAGCAGTCGAGCGTGGCGATCCATCGCGGGCTGGCTGCCCGCTTTGGCGGCCTGATACATGGCCAGCGCAGTGGTGTTGAGGTGGGTGCGTCCGAAACCGTGTTTTCGCACAAACTGCGCTTCGTCTGGCCAGACCATGAGACTGCCATGACCACCAGCTGGGGTTTCTTCGCGTCCTTCAGCCTCGGCGGCTTCGATACGAGCACGCTGGCGGGCATTCGGCATGCTGCCACCTTCATTGGTGCCCCCTTGGATGAACTGGGCAAATTCGAGTTCGGGCGGGAATCCCAAACGGTCGGAGGATGCCAGCAGCGCAGTCTGCACCTCGCGGGACACACTGCGGTCGCCGGTCATGGCGGTGAGCAGGTGGCGGAGGAGGTCGGACTTGTTCTCTTTCCGTTCCTGGTTCTTCGTGCCTGGTTGTTTGCTGGAGCGGTAGGCGCGGTACGCGATGGATTGAAGCTCGGGGGTGAGCAGGTCGAAGGCGCGGGCCATGGCCTCGGGGGAGAGGCTTGGGTCGGTCTTGGCGAGGTGGTCGAAGAGGACGCCGTTCTCCATGGCCTGGAGGGCGATGCCGGCGGGGTCGCGCAGGTAGTCGAGGGTGGCGAGGCGGTCCTCGTTGCCACGGCTTTTGCCCTCGTAGATGCGAAGCTGGTCGGCGATCTGGGCCACCATGCCTTCGAGTTCGGCACGGAGCGGGGCGTCAACCAAGCCCATGAGGTCACGCAGGGTTTTGGACAGGTCGCGCAGCAAGTCGCGGATCCACGCGACGAGCGTGGTGGGGGTGTCTACCGTCTCGGTGATGGCCTGGGCGAAGGCCTGGTCCTGCACCAGCATGCGCAGAAACTCGTTCTGCATGTGGTATTCCTGTGCCGCGGTAAGCTTTGCGGGCATGGTGGTCCGGCCGTAGTCGTAGGCTTGCCAGACCTGGGCACGGAGCATCTGCGGCAGACTCCGCCACTGGCGGCGGATGGCTTCGCGACCGTATTTCTCCGGCTGGGTGCGGGCGAGGCGCAGGACGACGGCGTGGATGTCCTCCTCGATGCCGGTGGCGCGGATGGCGTCGGCCGGATTGCTGAGGTAGTCGAAGTTCGCCACGATGGCGTCGAGGTCGAGCAGGCGGGTGATGCGGCCGTCGATCTCTTCCACGGCGGTCATGCTGCCATTCAGGCGGCGCACCGCGGCGGGACCGACAGCGATGGCGTCATACAGCGCGTGGTGGCGCTGGAAGCTGTCCTCCATGGCGGCGAAGGCCTGGCGTGCCCAGGCTTTCTTGGCCGGGTCTTTGATGCGGGCCAGAGTCAACAGTTTGGAGCGGGAGTAGGCGCTGTTTTTGCGCAGAGGCGACTTGCTCTTGATGCTGAGGTCCGGTCCCATGCGTGCGGCGCTGGGGTCTTTGCCCTCGTCGGAGAACGGCGTTGGCTGCGGGCGGTTGGCGGTGTCGGCGCGGTCGCCGGTGGCCAGCGGAGTTTCGGACTGGTCCTTGGTGCCGAGGTGGTTGTGCGCGGCGACGTTTGAGCGCTCGGTGGTCCAGCCAAGGCCGAGTTCGAGGGCTTGACGGAGTGTGCTGTGTGTGAGCGTCTGACCGCTGGCTTCGACGGCTTGGGCCGCAGCGGCGGTGGCGTCGGCCTCGGTGATCTCCTTGGCCTTCACGGACGCCTTCACTGGAGCGAGGTCGGCCACGACCTGGCGTTCGCGCAGGTAGGCGATGCGTTTCTCGGCGGCGGCACGTTCGGACGTGCCTTCGATGGTGTCGTCGTAGGCAGCCTGCGCCTTGGCGAGCGCGTCGGCGATGTCCTCGGGCGACGTTGTTTTGGATTTGTTGACGGCGTTGAGTAATTCGTCGGCGGCTTTGTTGGCGTTGGCCTTGGCAGCGGCGAATGGATCTGCTGACGCGCTGTTGTAACGCAACGGGTCGTCGGCGGCTTTAGACTTGGCCTTGCTGCCAGTGATGCCGAGTTCGGCGAACAGGGCGTCGCGTTGGGAGCCGGCCATCTTGTTGAAGTCCTCGAAGGACTTCCCTGCCATTTGCGGGTGGGCGGCGATGGCTTTGGCGGCGGCCTCGGCTTCCTTGTCCGGCATGTAGCGGTCCACGAGCCAGTCGGCGATGGCCTTCTCGGTCGTGGGTGCTTTGGTAGATGGGGCCTCGGCGGCTACCGGAGCGCCAGATTGTGCAGGAGCACTCCCGCTTCGTGTCGGCTGAGTCCCTTGTTGAGCAGGATTTTGAACTGGGCCTGCGTTGGTGCTGCTGCCAGCGTTTGGTGCAGCACCTTGCGCTGCTGCGGGCTGAGGTTGCTGAGGTCCGGGTTGATTTGCGCTGGCAGGCTGTGGTCCTTCGGCGGTGGGTTTTTGGGCATAGCGGTTGCGGGTCTGAGTCTCGGTCGAGGGGATGGCGTCGGCCACGGCGGCGAGGCCGTCGTCGCGCAGGTTTTGCACGTAGCTGTCCTTGATGATGGGCCGTCCGCCTTTGTCGATGTCGAGCACAGCGGGGCCGGTGTATCCCTTGAGCGGCTTGAAGGTGTCTCCATCACGGGTCCATCCGGCAGCGTTGAGGTCGGTTTCCTCGACGTCGAAGAGTTCGCCACCTTGGGCAAGGCTCAGCACGAGCGCTGCACGGCGCTGGGCCTGCTCACGCGTGGCATCGTCCATGCCCGGGAGTTGCAGTTTATCGATGGCAGCTTCTGCCCGGGCGATGGAGTTCGGCAGGTTGGCGCGATTGGTCGGCGTGTTCGGATCCACGCGGCTGCGCTGGAGGGCGTCAATGCCTTCCCCGAGGCCGCCGAGGGCGGTGGTGGCGACGGTAAACGAGGGCAAGGTCTGGAGGAAGTCCGCAACGGCCTGCTGGACGCTGTGACCGGTGCCGACAGCCTGCGCCACGGCGGAGATCAGTTCGTCCGGGGCTTCCTCGAGGAATGTCTCGCGCAATCCGCCCTTGAGAAACTCCTTCGCAACAAAGCCGAAGCGGCTCATCTGGTTGGCGAAGGCTTGGCCCAGCATCTTGCGGACTCCATCCGGGCGGGTGAGTAGGCGCTCAACGCCTTTGGGTCCGCCCATCACGGTCAGTGCGGCGGTGGCGAGACCGGAAACCACGGCGGGCATCTGGGCCTGGCGCAGCGCGGTCTTGTGGTCCAATTCGGGGTGTTCCTTGCGCAGGGTGGAGTAAATGTCCACGAGTTGCGCGGCGTAGGTCTGGCCTGCGCCAGCGGCGGCGGCGCCACCAAGACCGGCACGGGTGAGTGTGTCGATGGCTTTGATGGACTGGGCCGGCGTCTCGCTCTTGGCGATGGCCGCGGCCAGTGATGGCAGCCAGCGGGCACCAAGTTTGGTGCCAGCGAACAGACGGATGCCGCCTTGGGCGATCTTCGCACCACCAGCGGCGGGCAGGATGGAGCCAGCGACACGCGGCAGCATGCCAAAGAAGCCCTCGCTGATGAAGTTGCCGGAGGTATGTCCGCCGAGTTCGAGGCTGGATTGGTGGGCCTGCGCTTTGCGGTTGGCCCACTGGGCGTCCTGCATGGCCGTTTCGTTGCCCGTCACGCCAGCGACGAGTCCCGAGAACTGCGCACGCAAGTCATTGCCGGCGGCGGCCAGGTTGCGGGTGAACTGCTTGGTTTTGGAGAGCAGTGTGCCGAGGATGCCGGTGTTCTTGCTTTTGTTGTCCTCGCTCCAGCGCAGTGCCCATTCGGCGGGATCGACGTCGGCGGGCCGTTTGGCCTGCCATTCTTTCCACGAGGTCCAGTCGTTGAGCGAGTCCTCGCCGAGCACGCTGCTGACCTCCTTGATGGTGTCGAGCGTGTCCTGCGCGACGCGTTTGCGGATCTCTGGATAGCGCTCCATGGCCTCGGCCTGGGCGTCTGGGGTGGCGCCGGAGGCTTTCACGGCGGCTTCGTATTCGGCCTTGTCGGTGATCGTGGGATTGACCACGATACCGCCATTGCTGAGGAGGCGGGTCTTGACACCATTGCCACGGTTTTTGGCGGGCACGAAACCGGTGCCTTCGGCTGCTTTGACGATGGCTTTGGCAGGGGCTTCCAGCCATCCGGGCTGCTGCTCGTCGGTTTTGTCATCGCCTCGCACCATGTCCCACTGAGTGGCCTTCTCGGCGTCGTCGATGAGGGTCTTGGCCTCAGCGGGTGAAATGCCGAGGGCTTCGGAGAGGTTTTTGGCGGCGTCGTTGTAGAGTTTGCCTGCGTCCGCGTTGAGGTCCGGGTTGGCGGCCAGTTGGGACTGGATGCCGGAGACGGCTGCGTCGGCAGCGGCGAGGCGCTGCTGCTGCGTGGCCAGCAGGGTATCCATGCGCGTCTGGATGTCCTGGTCGAGCGCGGCGCGGGCTTCCTCGGGGAATTCGGATCCGTCCTGCTCGAGCACGGCGGCGCGGTCGGCGTGTTCCTGGCGCAGGGCATCGAGTTGGTCGGCGACTCCTGCCATGCCGGGGGCGTAGCGCAGGCGGCGGTCGGTGCTGGTCTTGACCTGTTGCTGCACGGTCTGCTCCTTGGTCTGGAGCAGTTGGGCGCTCTCGTTGTGCAGGTCGATGAGGCGCTGGAGGTCGGCACGCTCGGCCTCGATGCCGGTGAGCTCGTCGGCCTGCTGGGCCTCGTCGTCGGCCTGCTGGGCCTGGACGCGCTCGAATTGCTCAGCAAGGTCCTTGGGCCAGTGCTCCACGGTGCCGTCCGGTTTGGTAAAGGTGACGATTTCGCCAGCGGTGAGGCCGGACTGGCGGCGCTGGGCAGCCTGCTGGGAAAGTTGATCGATCTGCGTTGCGGTGACCTCACGCTTTGCGTTGATGGTCTGCACTCGGGTGGCCAGCGCGGTGTCTCGCTGCTCGATTTCGGCCTTCGACTGGTCGAGGTCGCTGGCGAGCGTCTCCGGGTCCATTTCCGCACGGCGCTGGCGGGTGATTTCCGCCCATTTTTCGGGCGCGTCGCGGCGCAGGGTCAGGTCGGCAAGGCGCTTTTCCTGGGCGCTCAGGTAGTCCTGGGCCTCCTTGTCCTTGGCGAGGAGGTCGCGGAAGCGGGTAATGTTGTCGAGGTGCGGTTTTGTCGCGTCATTGGCTGCCAGGTCGGCCAGGTCCTGCTCGTCGAACGGTGCGGTGGGATCGGAGAGGCGTTCGAGGCGCTGGCGGGCCGTCTGGGCCTCCGGGCTGGGCGCCTCGTTAAAGGGAACCCAGTCGTTGTCATTCACGAGGCTTTTGGTTTTTTCGGTGAGAGTGCCTTGCAATGCGAGGCGGGCGGCTTGCTCGGTCCCGGTGATTTTTTTCTCGATGGCACGACGGGCGGTTTCGGTCAGTGGCTTGTAGCCTTTGTCCGCCACGGTGAAGTCACGCTCGGCCTGCGCGGCTTTGATTTCGTCGTCGAGTTTCTTGCGGCGGGCGGCCTCGGCTTTGGCGGCACGTTCGGCGGCGAGCGCTTCCTCGCTCTGGAGGTAGATCGGCTGGCCGGTGAGCTTGGACTCGACAAAGCGGCGGCCGGAGCGTCTGGCGGTGTCGATGGCGGCGGCGTTTGTGCGCTCCTGCTCGGCCTTCCGGGCTTCCTCGGCCTGCTTCTGGTCGTGCAGCGGGTCCGGGTAGAGGTTGCCATCGGCGCCGGTCCATGGCGTGATGCCTTGCGAGCGCAGTTCGTATTCGGTCTGGGTCAGAGCGGCCTTCCGGGCGGCGTCCGCGGCGGCTTTCTGCTCCTTGGCAGCCTGCTTGGCCTGCTGGGTGGCGAGGCGCTCGGCGTCACGCTGCTGCGCGGCGACATAATCCTCGGCGGCGGCTTGTTCTTGTTGTGCTCGGCGGTAGGGGTCGTTGGTGGAAGGCATGGGGTGCGGGGTGCTGGTGATTGATCCCTGCTATGAGGCCGCAGGACGGAGGCGCTGCATTGAATGGGCAGAAGTTATTGATTATTGGCGGCGGGATTGAGGATTTCGCCAAGGTATTCGGCATGCGTCACTTCCCAGCATTTATACTGAGAAGTGAGTGTGCTTTGGATGGCATTTTTAATGGATGGAATACTGGGTTGTTCAGTTAGAAGGTAAGCCGCATGAGTGGTGATGACTGGACTCCCGGTGCCGTAGTCAGCTCGAATGGTGTAGGTGACTTTCCACAAGTATTTCATGGGATCAGGCTTCGTTGGTGGAAAGAAAACCGCCGGCGGCGACGCGGTAGGGCTTCACTGAGGCGGGCTGCTTGTTGTAGGGCAGTCGGCGGCAGGCCAGCAGGCGGTTTTTGGCGATGCGGGTGACGCACACCTTGTTCGACTGGTTGCCACCGAGGACATGGAAGGCGCTGGCGTCTTCGGCCACATAGAAGCCAACATGACCGCCCCCGTTGCGACCGAACACGAGGACGTCACCGAGGCCTGGCTCGGGTGATTTCTCGCCAAACTTGGCCCAGTTCCTGGCCCAGAGCGGATCCTTGACGACCGGCTTGCCTGCGCGATGCGACACAATGGCGGCGAACAGTCCGCACCAGGGAATGTCGTCGTCGGAGTAGCCTTCGATCTTGACGCCGGCGAGGTTGAGTTCGTCACGCCAGCCGATGATGGTTTTGTTCGATCCTTTGCCGACCACCTCGGCGGTCCCGTAGAGGCGCATGGCCTCCTGGATGGTGCGAGGCAGTTGGCCGACATTGGCGAGCCAGACGTAAGCGGGTGGCGGGTTCATGGCGGTGCGGTTTTATTTGCCCATGGCGATTTGCGTGTTGCGCATGGGCATGATTGGTTTACGCAGAGCCATGGATGGTTTCTGCGGTGCCGGGACGGTGCGCGACGGAACTTGGGTTGGCATCATTGGCGTGGGGGTCCCAGCGACAGCAGCGCGGCGCTCATTCAGGATGCCTGGGCGTATTTGATTGGCAAGTTGCTCAGCGCTTGTGGAGGGTTGAATGGCAGCACGAGCGGCATCGGTGGACGCTTTGTTTTTGCGAAGGAAGTAGGCGTTTTGGGAGGCATCCGCGTTGAGTTTGTTATGGGGAGCCATGGCAATGTTGCGCGAGTCTGCCTGCGCCTTGGCGACAATTTCCTCGCTGCGTTTGGCTGTCATCATGGCCTGCCCGAGCGCGGCGGCGCGGGATTCCAGGCTTGGGGCGGGTGTGGCTGGTAACGGCGACTTGGAATTGATGGCAGCGACGTTCGGCATAGTGAATGCTGACGGAGCGGACGGATTGCGGGCCGTCGAACGCGGCGCCATGCCTTGGGCGGTTTTCAGATTCGCAAGCGTTTCCGCAGCGGGTCGGCCGTCGATGAGACCGGGCTGGCGTGGCGCAGCGGGTTTGCGCAGGCCCATGGGGGGCGCGGCAGGCGTGCTGGGCGACGCAGGGATTTTGATCATCTTGTTGCCGCCCATGCCATCCGGTGCGGAAGCGAATTGCGGTTGTGAAAGCGGTGTTGTTTCCGTGGTGGTGCCGTCGCGCTCAGGACGGTATTCGAGTGTCCTTTGGCTGCCGGGAACATCATCGCGTCCATAACGGTATTCCAGTGTTCTGCTCATGGATTCCGGCTTTTTGAGGTTGCCAGCCTCGTCCATGTAGTGGCCGGTTTTGGCACCAGCGGCGTTGTAGGCATCGCGTTTGCGGTCGAAGCTGCCGTCCATGCGGGCGGCGAGGATGTTGTCCATGCGGCTGTTGCCGGTGGGCATGCGCAGGCCGGTGGCGGGGCTGCCAGTCTGGCCGGCGTCCATGCGGTTGCGGAAAGCGTCCGGCGATTCACCTTGGCGGCGGGTGCCACCGACTTGGCGGGTGGGTGCTGCGGCGAGACCGGTCTGCGGGCGGTTGAGCGGGGATGGGCGGGCCATGGCTAGGAGGTGGTTTTGCGTTTCTGGGCGACTTCGACGCGCTTTTTGAGGCGCTCGATGGTTTTCACAATTGGGTCGAAGGCTTGGAAGGTGCTGACATCGTTGGTGTCAGGTAGTTTCCCAACGGCATGTGCGGCGAGGATGCGCTCCTTCGCTGAGGTGTGCGCCTTCACGATGATGGGTTCCAGCCACTCCTTCCAGCCGGGGCAGCGCTGCAAACTGTCGAAGTGCCGGAAGGCGAGGGCGTCCTCGGCTTCCTGCTTCTGGCGGGCGATGTCGGCGGGAGCGGGCATGGTTTAGACAGGCGGCGGGGTGGATGCGGCTGCGGGCTGGCCGTCCGGGCCAACGGGCGGGAAGGCCATGGTCAGCGGGGCGATGACGTCGTTCGGGTTCTTCACGCCGTTGGCCTTGAGTATGTCGCGGAACAGCGGCGCCAGACGGTTTTGGACCTCCGGGTTCTGCTGCTGGTAGTACATTTGGGCTGCATTGGCAGCCTGGCTGTTCTGTTGGAGTTGCTGTTCGCCACGGTACTTGGTGAGTTCGAGATCCACGTCGAGCGTGATGTTCTTAACTTCGTCCGGGCTGATCGTGGCGAGTTGTCCGACGTCGCCGTTGAAGAAGCGGAACGTCTTGGGTGACTGGAGATTGGCGGCGCACAGCAGCATGAGGCTGCGGAGGATGTCCTTCATGCCTCCACGCAGGTCGGCGACTAGCTTGTCGGTGATCTCCTGCCCGGATTTTTCGAGATTGCGCACGCCGGTCGCCAGTTTGGTGGTGTCGAGGCCCAGGGCCTGGCCGTCATTGACGTTGGCGATCCCGCTCATGTTCATGGCGATCTGCATGAGGAATTCGATCATCTCGCGCAGCGGTTGGCCTTTGGTGTCGTAGATGTCCACGGTCTGGACCGTCTCGGCGAGCGTCTTGCCAGGCTTAAGGTGCAGGCATTCGCCACCGTTGATGTCGAGGTTCGGGTTATCCTCGCCTTCGGTGGTGTTCTCAGGCTGCCAGGCGATGACTTTGCCGCTCCGGCTGAGGCTAAACTGCCAGCGATTGAAGAGCAGGTCCACTTCGGTCTGGATCGGCTCGAAAATCTCCACAAGTCCCATGCCGTGGGCGCGGCCGGGGATTTTGTTGATCGTCGGCAGTCGGTAGGGCCGGCGTTTGTCGGGCGTGATGTTCTCGACGTAGTCGTAGAACAGCGGGATCTCGCCATTCCGGGTCATGATGAGCAGGATGTTGCCCTGGTTGCCGGTGTTCAGGGCGTCATACCACAGGCAGAAGCGGGACCAGTTGATCTGCGGCTCCTGGCGGTCGGCGCCATTGCTGTCGAGCGGCTCGTTGAGGTCGGCTCGGCTTTTGTTCACAGCGGCCTCGGGCGTGGTGCCGGAGTAGGCGATGAGTTGCTGGGCGAGCTTGCCGACGTACTCCATCACCTGGTCCGGTGGCAGGTTGCCGACGGTGAGGATGCGGTGGATGAGGTTGATCAACGGCTCGTCGTAGAAATGCACGAGGCAGTCCGCGGCGTCGAGGTTCTTGCAGTTGAGCGGGTAGAGGAAATCGTGCGGCATCAGCACCTCGGCCTGCGCGCCGGATTCCACGATGGTCCGGCGCCAGATGATGCGTGTCTCGTACTTCTCGGCGTCCGGCATGCGGGTCTGGCCGTCCCGTTTGAGCACCATGATACCAGTCGGCTGCATGACCGGCGCTCCGGTGACGGGATCGATGGCGGGCTGACCGGTGGCGGGGTCCATGACGGGCATCTGCTGCTCGATGAACTGGTCCTGTCCCTGGATGATGTAATCGCCGTCCATGGCCAGCACGGGTTCTCCATCGGGGCCGATGAGGATGGGCTTTTCGCTCTGGTAGTAGCTGACACGCTCGTTGTAACTAAGAGCGACGGGGCAGTCGCCACAGATGAGGACGCGCTCGATGATGCTGGCCAGCGTGCTTTTGGTGTCGTTTTCCGCGTCGAGTTCGTGACGCAGCCAGCGTTCCAGGCGGTCGGCGAAGTCCTTGTCCTCGATGCCGACGTCGTAGGCGGCGAAGTAGGGGTCGGTGCCGAGGTAGTAGTTGATCATGCGGGCGATGACCTGCTGGAGAATCCGGCGGGTCATGGGGATGTGCAGGTTGGAGTCCGTGAAGATGCCGCCGAGCACGCTGGGCCGCCATTCGAATCGCATCTCGTAGCCCATGATCGCCATATGGCGGGTGTCGAGGTGGCGGCGACGGAACACGCCGGACTCGTCGTAGGCGGTAGAGAACCAGTTTGGGCTGTCAAACTGCCGGAGGCCTAATTCATTGCCAAGCTCGTCCTGGCGACGTTTGGCGTGGTTGATCATGGCGTCCTCCTGTTCGCGGGTCATGCTTTTGGACAAAGCTGAGGGAATGAGCACGCGTGGTTTGGTCGGATCGCTCTCCGGCATGGGCGGGAGCTTGCTGGCCAACGTCAGGGCTTGGGGCACGGCAGATACCATGCCTGCGGACTGCATCACCTATGCAGACAAAATGCAAAGGGTTTTGTTGCGACGCTTGATTTTCCTATGGAGGGGTGATGCAGTCAGCGGCCATGGCCAAGAAAGCCAGCGAAGCGCCCCCACCGATAAAGCCTGATGCTACCACCGTTGTCCCGGACAAGCTGGGCGGTGGCGAGGCACGTCTTTACTCATTGAAGCGTTCTAGTCTGCCGGACGTGCCGAATCCGCCGGCGGAGAAAGAACTGGCGGAATGCGAATGGTGGCTGGTGCATTTCCCCTCGCGGCGATGCGTGGCCGTCCACACCCGTCCCAACGGACTGGCCGCGCTCAAGGCGCTCGGTCGTGGCGAGGACAAGGTCGGGCTGCTGCCTCCTGCCAGGCCCAAGAAGGTCAAGGCGCCGAGCAAGCCCAAGCCGGAGGCGGATCCGGGGGGCGACGCCAAAGACGAGAAGCCACCGTCGAACCGGCTCGGCTTCACTCCGGTGCCGGAGGGCGCGGATTTCGATCAGGCGATGCAGTCGGTGTTTCCGGTGGCGAGGCTGACGCAAAACTTTGAACGGTTGCTCCAGGCCGAGGAGGAAATCTTCGACAAGGAAGGCAATGTCGTCGGGGCGCGTCCGGCCTTTACAACGCAGTTCCAGACGTTGAAGGCCCTCATGGAATACCACCAGGGCCGTCCTCGCGAGAAGGAAAAGAAGGTCATGGAGAAGCCGGTGCTCACGTTGGCCCAGCTCCGCGAGAAGCTCCTGGCGTCGCCGGAGTATCGGGCAGCCATGATGGAAATGATCCACGACTGCGAGCAGGAGTCGAAACGCCGTGCCGGAGCGCTCGTGCAGCCTGAAGGAGGCAAGGCGGCATGACGCAGGACTTCCAGGCCGAGGTGCTCGACCAACTGGTCATCCGAAAGCGTCCGGGCGCGTGGTTTGAGACCGAGGGGCACATCATCGACAAGCTGGGCCGCGAGAACGGGAGCCGGTCGCTGGATGGCGTGCCGTTGAAAGCAAACTGGTTGCAGCGGCGGCTGTTTGAGATCGCCCAGTGGTGTCTCGACAACGAGCAGCCGTGCCGGTTGCTGGTTTACAAGCCTCGCCAGAAGGGCTGCTCGACGGGCACGATGGCGCTGGCCTACTGGTGGAGCCGGCGTCAGCGGTCCAACTGCCTGCTGATGGGCGGTCAGTACTCGCAGGTCGAGAACCTGTGGGGCATCTTCACGCACTACGCGCAGCGCGACTCGTTCGAGTGGGGAAACACCATCACGAAGCTCAACACCGACCATGCGGAGTTTTCGAACGGCTCGGCATGGCAGTGGGAGACGGCTCGGGATCCGGAGGCGGGCCGTTCGGGCACGTATCAGGTCGTCCTGGCGACTGAGGTCGCACGCTGGAGCGAGCAGGGCGTGTCCAACGCGTCCAAAGTGCTCAACGGTGTGCAGAACTGCGTCCCGAAGCAGCCGGGGACGCTGGTCATCATGGAAACCACGGTAAAGGGCGGGTTTGGTGAGTTTTTCCTAAAATGGCAGGGCGACAAGGACAAGAACATTCCCGGTGCGGTGACCTTTGAGGACTTCAAGCGTGGCAAGCGAGGCAACGGCTGGATCAAGGTGTTCGCGCCATGGTTCGTGTTCGAGGACTCGACCATGCCTTTGGCCGACCAGCAGGAGGCTGCGGACATCATGGCGGGTGTCGGGGCGATCTCCGAGGAGGAGAAACTGGCCGAGCAGGAGATGATTCGGCGGTTTCAGCTTCGGCCGGAGCAGGTCAAGTACTGGCGTGATGTGCTGATCAATGAATGCCAGCGGGATCCCGACAATCGCGACCGCGAGTACCCTCCGACGCCGGAGGCGGGCTTCAAGTCCACGCTGCCGTCCCGCTTCTCGCGGATCGGGCTGCGCAGGCTGCGGGCCGAGGCCGAGCGGGCGCGGGACACGATGAAGCGTGTCATTCTGGAGAACACGGCCAACGACCGCAAGATTTACGCGGCTCGGGTGGTGCGCGAGGAATCCGAGGCGATGTACCATGTCTGGGAGACGCCGACCGCCGGGTATCGGTATCTCATCGCGGTCGATTTGGCGGCCGGCGAGGAGGTCACCGAAGGCGGTGACCGCGACTGCCAGGCGGTGCTGGTGCTCCGGCAGGGCTTTTTTGACTCGCGGCGCAAGGTCTGGGTCAAGCCCAAGGTCGTGGCGACCATCAAACCGGAGTGCCGGGTTGACCAGCTTGTGCTGGCCGACATGACCTGGCGGCTCGCTCGGTGGTATGGCAACTGCTTGATCGTGCCGGAAGTGAATTATGATCGCGGCTTTATCCGTGCGCTGCGCGATCTTGGCGCCCACATCTACGAGCGCGAGCGTGCGGCAACGGAGAAGGACGACCAGCGTCCGACGAAGAAGTACGGCTTTCTCACGCGTGGCACGGATGGCGAAGGCATGCGAGGCTGGTGCATCGAGCGTCTCGCGCAGGCGATCCGCGAGTGGGATGTGGAGGGCAGCGGGATCGAGTGTCCTGCGCTGCATGTGCTCACCGAATTGGAGTTTTTCATACGCACCGAGTCCGGACGCGAGGAGGCCGCCCCAGGCAAGCACGACGACTGGGTGTTGGCGCTGTGCATTGGTCTGGCGACGCTGTCGGGCGCGACGCTTTACAAGCCTGCACAGACGCTGGCTCGGGTGCCTTCGCACCAGCAGCAGGCGGAGCAGCGCCAGACGGGGCAGCGCGGTTTGCGGTGAACGTCACAACAAAACCCTGTTGACATTTTCATGGAAGGGTGATGCTCTCGACAGGCATGACTGAGGTTCATGCCCAGACTTCCCCCACTGCTGAGTCCGTCAAGGTGTCCATGCCTGCCGGTGAAGCCCCAAACGCGGTCGCGACTCCCGTGACCGACAACACCAACCCCAATCCGACAAATTCAGGCGCGACGATGGAGACGCGACCTGGCGCGGGCGGGGGAGTGGACTTGGAGACAATCGGTGCAAGCGACTACGAGCGCCT